CGCGGGTGCGACCCTCGGTGGCGTGGTTGGACTCGGATACACCACAGGCACTGGCAGCAGTGCTGCTGCAATGCTCACGGGACAGCACCTATACCTCAAGCGTCCACTGAAGATCACCGATGATGCAGACATTTTCGTGGTATACAAATCCACCCGTGACGGCTTGAGTTTTGGATATGGGCTGCTTGGATCACGCAACACGAACTGTGATCTTTCGGCTAATCCATCTGTGCGGTTTGACTCGGTGCTGTTCAGTAGGTCTTACAACGAACAGGACAGAACAGCCGCACAGCAGACGAGTGCGTACTACAGCATTCTTCCCAATGGCACGGTGATGTATCCTGGCGCATCTCTACCGCCAGCAGGAGTGTTTGGATTCCGTCCATACGGAGATCAGACAGGCGTGCTTCAGAACACCATTGTGTATGATCCCCATGTGTCTGGAGCGTGCTTGGGTATCTGTGTCGGAGAAGCCGTTCGTGACTCTCAAAACAAGATTGATGTGTTCATTAACGGAGATCAGGGACTGAACAAGTCGCGCTCCACTGGACGCAGGGTTGCTTCTGTGTCTCCTCCAAACACGGAAGACTATTTGATTTCCAAGAATCTAGTCTATTCGTTTGATGCGGGTAAGACTGCTTGTGTGGATCAATACATTTCTGGATTTAGCGCAGACTTGCTGCGCGATCAGAGTTTTGTTCCTACCCCTATAAATGTGTTGAAGCCTGTAGATCCTGTGTGGTTGCGTGGAGATCCTAGCAGTGACCTGTCAGCGGTTCGTGTTACTCAGCAAGCGGGAACACCCGCTTTGGGAACGGATGAAGTTTATAAAATCACCTTGGCGGCTAATAGAAATTTCTACATCAACAATACTGCTGCTTGGCGGGATACTCGCACCGCAACTACATGGACTTTTAGTGTTTGTGTTCGTAAACTAGACGGAACCCCTCTTCCTTCCAATACAGAAGCGTACATACACAGTTTTGGTACAAATGAGGCTGCACAGGCGACAATTGAAGACATCGGTGGCGGGTGGTATCGAGTGAGCAGAACCAAGACAGGAGCATCTGCAACTGCTGCAACTCTAGTTGGTTTGGCTATTGGTTCTCTTTCTGCTGGAACAGAACTGTATGTGGGCAGATTCCAACTGCTTCCGTATGCACTCGGAGACATTGATGGTCGCGCTTCTCGTACAACGAGCAGTTATCCTTCGTGGGCTACTCTCTACGGAAGCCCCATGAATAACTCCATACAACGGTATTCTGATCCTTGGGGAAACATGGAGACTGTTTGGCGAGCAGAAAATCACTCTACAATAAACACGAATGTCGCGTTCAATTCAAACGGTGGATTCTTTAGTGGCGCAGTGCCAATCACTGGAACAAAGAAGTACAGATATTCGGTTTGGGTGAATCGGCGGGTGCTTGGTAATGGAACTTTTTACTTTGGAGCAGCAAGCGGTTCGTATACCAGCAAGTTTGACGGTACAGTACAGACCAATCCGTATTTTGCTGCAAACAATGCTGGATCCGCTGTGTTTACTGGAAAAGAAAACACATGGATTCTTGTTGTTGGTCATGTGCATCCTTTTGGAACTGCTACAGGAGAAAACGATCCTTATAGTGGATTTTATGTAAGAAGCGGAAACGGACTCACCTATGCTCCGCTTTCGGGTGGTGTTTATAATGATTTGATATGGGGATCTGCTGCGGCGAGTGCATCACAATTGCGAGTGCTGCACGATCAGGACAACACTCCTGGTGCAGAAACCCTGTTCTTCCGTCCGCGAATTGATGTTGTGGACGGAACCGAGCCAAGCATTGAAGAGTTGCTTAACAACGGTGCTGGAACTGTGTACGACACTAGCCCGTCTGGAGCAATCAGTTCTGTGTTGGGTCGTCCTGCCACAGGAACCAATTCCATTGTGTTTGATGGCAAAAGCACTGTCATCACCACAAACTCCAATGTGATTCCGACAAATACGGAGAAAATGACATGGGAAGCGTGGGTCAAGCCATCAACTCCAACAGACGGCGAACTTAAAATGTTTGCTGGTTCGGGAGGGCTTCCGTATTATGGCGCGTTCTCCACTACTAACATCTACTATTGGAGCATGAGTATTGGTGGTCAAAGGGTTGTACAGTGGACTGCGCCATACAACATTACCTCCCGATGGACGCACTTGGTTTTCATTTCTGATTATTCTCCCGCTACAAGCACAACGCCTGCTCAAACTCGTTTGCAGATGTATGCGAACGGTTCTCTGGTAAGGGAAGCAGCATTTGATGGAGCAGAAGTGTATAGCGCAAGAACTGTTTCGGTGGGTGATCGTGAGACAGGAACTCAAGGATTCTATACCACAAATGGAACTGACTATAGATGGTTGGGAGAAGTGTCAATGGTTCGTGTCTATTCTCGGGCTATGACATCAGAAGAAATTTTGCAGAACTTCAACAGCACACGCGGACGGTTCGGACTGTAAGGGAGCAATCATATGCCAGACGGAGACTTGTTTCTTCCACAATCAGAAAATGGATTCGCCGCAGGACCAGATCAGTACAATCCTGCGGACATCATCATTGGTCGCATAGGAGCAAACATCAGTTCTGGTGCCACTGGAAGCGGTGTCACGGGATCACAGGCTTGGATCAATTCCGTTCTTGCAAACACTCCGTCTTACTCGTTTACTGGTGTGATTCACGAAATCATAGCCTTTGACCGCAAACTTACCGATGAAGAGCGCAGTCGTGTTTATGGATATCTGGCAAAGAGGTATGGTCCAACACTAGAAGCAAAACTGCCAGAGGGAATGGTTTCCGCACACCCCTCTGCACAGCAGGTTGGAGCCACATATTGGGAAATCGAACACCACCCAAACACAAAGAATACCGATGCGCTTCCGCGTGGGTTTGAATTTGCTGGTATTCCTATACGCAACATGATGACAATACCCGATGAGTTCTACAAGTCATCGGGAACCAAACAGGCAAACGGAACGGTGTTGAGCGGCGATACATACAGTAATGTAGGACTGTAAGGGAGATTCAATGGCTAGTTACATCAAAGCATCACTAGAACGCTCATATGCCGAAAGTTTCCTTGCCGAACTGGAGAGGAACGAGAATCAGTATTTCTTCTTCGTGGGCAAGGGAACGACATGGGCAAATGACAATAGCCCAAGTGCTTACACAGATACTGTTGCGTCCGAGTATCAAGTGATGAATGATATCATTGGTTACAAGAAACTCAATCCAGCAAACATCATTTTTGCCCTTCCGCGTTATGAGTGGACAAGCGGAACAGTCTATGATCAGTACGATGACACTGTTGCACTTTTTGACGAGAACGATCCTTCAATCTTCTATGTTGTGACCGATGAAAACAACATCTACAAGTGCTTGGGTAACAACAACAGCGGTCGATCTACGGAAAAGCCAGCACAGGTTTTGAGTACTCCGTTCACCACTTCGGACGGATATCGCTGGCAATATCTCTCAACCATACGAGAGAGTGATCTGCCGTATGAGTTGCTTGACTATATTCCAGTAGATTTTGCCACGCTTTCATCAGACACCGAAACGGTAAATCAGTACAACGCACAGACTGAGGCGGTGAATGGTTCGATCACCCGCATGGTGGTTTCTAATTCTTCGGGTGCTTCGGCGGGTGTCTATCCGAACGCGGTCAGTGCAGAAACACTTGGCTCCATCAACACTAGTTTTGTGCTTAGTGTTGGTTCATATACTGAAACAGGTGGCGTAAAGAAGGTACGCATCACTGAAAGCAATTCGATCAGCAGACTAACAACCGTTGCTTCTGCTTCGGCATTCGGCGTAAACGGTTATGTTGGTCACGCCATGCGGATCAATCAGTCCACCGTGAACACCGCACAGATCAATAACTACGGTGTAATCACCGCTGTCACTAGCGGAACAAACTTCTACGAGTTCACCATTGCAGACGATGTTGTGGACTTTACTGTTACAACTCCAACGGTGGCAACGGATTTTGTCTCGGTTGAGATTCTTCCGCATATCCGCATCACAGGAAACGGAAACGGTGCCTACGCTTTCTCGGTGATGAATTCAAGCAAGAACATAGTGTCTGCGAATGTAGTGAGTGGCGGAAGAAACTACTCCAAGACTTCTGTTGAAGTTGTGAGTCAGAAAAACACAGTCACGAACCACCCAAGCATTCGTTCGGTTCTGTCTCCAAAAGGCGGTCACGGCAGCAACATCCTGAAGGAACTGAATGTAAAAGACATCTTGGTGATTGTCGAGATCACGGAACAGGACGCAGAAACAATCATCAGTGGCGGTTCGTACAGGCAGTTCGGAATAATCAAGAATCCTCTTCTGAATGATGGAACTCTCACCCTTGCAGGAAAAGAGAGTCTGTATTACCGAGACATTACTCTTATTCCCGACAGCGGAATCGTTGATCAGTCGATATTTGATTCTACGAATGTAAACCTTATCGTGGGAGCAGAGTCGTATTCTGCTGCAAAGGTTTCTTCGGTGAAAGCAACAAGTGCCACCACCATCACTCTGAAGACATTGAACTCATCAGGTCAGTTCATCACCAAGCAAGACAGAAAAAATGATTTTGTGCTTACTCTGACCACTGCTCCTGCACAGAATTTCATTCTTGGGGAAATAGTCTCTCAAACCGTTCCTGCGGGAACGATATTGTCTTCTGGTGTTCAGTATGGATACGATCTCGTGGCAAAGGGACGGGTTCTGTCTGTCAATTCTGCTGGAACACAAATAGTAGTTCGGCTCACAACGGATGGAAACTTTGTGAGCGGGGTGGCTGTTGAAGGCGAGCAGTCACAGGTCATCGCAACGGCATCGTCTGTTGCACCCCGATACGGAGAGTATGTGTGGGTTACGAACAGAAACATTAACGGACCTCCGCAGTTCGTGGTCAACGGGCTGAACGCCACTCTATACAAGGTAGTGGATGTTGGTCAGGCATATTTTGACTTGGATAACACGCCTTCGTATCGTGGACTCCATGTTCTCGAATTGTCTACCAGCATCAACGCAGCAACCGCAGGGGTGGATACGACTAGTTCTGCTCTGACCAGAAACTCTTATGCAAACGGAGATGTAGTGCAACAGGGTGTCACTGGACAGTTTGGACACTACGCTAGGGGAATAGTATATACATGGGAATTCGTCAACGACTCATACGGAAAACTGTACCTCACCGATGTGGTGGGATCGTTCAAGAGTGTTGAAACTGATGGTTTGACTGGAACGCAGTTGGGTGCGTATATTGTGTCTACCGTTCAGGAACCCGAGATAGACCGATCCTCTGGAGAGGTCTTATACATAAACAATGTGCGACCCATTCAGCGAATTTACGCACAAGAAGAAGAATTCAGGCTCAGATTAGGCTTCTAAGAGGGACACATGGCATACGATCCAAGAATATTTAACATCAATCCGTACTACGACGATTTTGATGGAGATAAAGGATTCCTGCGCGTCCTTTTTAAGCCTGGCTACGCACTCCAAGCGCGTGAACTCACACAACTACAGACCATTCTTCAGGATCAGGTGTCCAAGATTGGTGACCACCTGTTCAAGGATGGTTCGCGTATTGTTGGAGGCGGCATCAGTGTTCGCAACTCCACATATGTCCGCGTTTCTGTTGGTGCAAACACTGCACTAGAGGGTATCACCGACTACAGCACTCTGGTCGGCGGAACACTTGTTTCGGGGACAACCACCGCCAAAGTGGTTCACTATATTTCACCTGATCCAGACACAGACAACTATCTTGTATTGGTCATCGACTATGTTTCGGGTTCTGCTCTTGGAAACTTGTTTGATTTCCAAAAAGACTCCACCACACTCACGGGTCTGACTGTTCCTTCGGTTGCATACAGCACGGCTGGCAACTGCAAGTTGGTTTCGGTTGCAGATGGAATTTTTTATGTTGATGGATTCTTTGTTCGTGTTGACTCACAGTATTTCACTCCATATGTGGATCGAACATCCTATAGAGACTTGGATATGTCTGCTTTTTCGCAACTGTCGAAAAAGATTGGATTCTCGGTTTCCCGTGATTCGGTAACCGAGCAGGAAGACTCCACTCTGCGAGATCCTGCAATCGGATCTTACAACTACAACGCGCCTGGCGCAGATCGCTACAAGATTGTGTTGAGCCTTTCACAGGCTGAACTCACCGAAACCCCGAACGATTTCGTTGAACTTCTGCGATTCGAGGGTGGGCGGGTAACTAAGAAGGTGGATCGTGTCACCTATGGAGACATTGAAAACGCTCTTGCTCGCAGAACATACGATCAGTCGGGTTCTTACACGGTCAAGCCTTTTGACATCAGTCTCAAATCACAAAACGCAGCGAATCTTGATCTTTCTCTTGGACGCGGCAAAGCGTATGTGTTTGGATACGAAGTAGAGAATGTTCACCCACAAACACTTTCACTGCCCAAAGCACAGACCACACAGACGGAGAGCGGACTAGTTTTCCAATATGCTGTAGGAAACTACATGGGTGTGTGTGCTGGAACAGACTTTGCAAACGAACTGTCCACGAATATTGTTACGATTGGATCGGGTTCTGCTAGCGTGGTGTTTAGAAATGCCTTGAACGCTCAGATTGCTACTTCCCGTGTTCACGGAGCGTTCCCGACACCAGAACGCACTTATGGGGGTGGAGCCACTGGTTATTACTACAGACTGTATCTTTATGGATTGAGCGGAAATCCTGTCAACGCCACAAGAGGCAACATCTACAACGCAAGCGGAGCAACCATCGGTTCGTTTGTTCCACAGACAGGAACGCAGTTTGGTGCTGTTCAGGGCGGGAACAACTCATCACTGGTGTATGAACTGAAGCCTGGCTACGCTGTTGACAGCCTGTCTTCGCTGAGAGTACACGGAAAAATAATTGGTGATGTGGCAAATCCTGTTACGGTTTCGCACAACACCACAACAAACCGAACTCAGTATACCATCAGTAAGTCACATTTTGCTGGAACTATTTCAACATCGAATGACAGCGTGTACAAGTTCTTCAACTACGGAACTTCGAACACTAACACCTCGGATATTTCGCAGATATCGTTCTTGCGTAGCAACTCTATTGCGTATACACCAAACAACGGAACACTTTCAGTCAGTGCCGATCTCAATACCATAACTCTGGCTGATGTTGCAAATGCTGGTGGTGGATTCACTGGTCAGGGAGGCTCGCTTATTGCTGCTGTGCCTGTGGTGTACACGCCAACCATTAGTGACACAAACACCTACAGAACAAAAACTGCGACTTCAATAACACAGACATTTACTTCAACTGCTCCTGTTATAGACGAAAACGGTCGCAGGTACTTTGCGCTGGATCGCACCGATGTGTATTCTGTTTCAACTGTTACCTTTTCTACTGGCACTCCTGCTGTAGTAACGGATGTAACTGAACTTTTTGAACTTGATGATGGTCAGTGTGAAGCGTTCTACGATGTCGGACGCTTGTATATCAAAGAATCAGAGGTGAACAACACCATATTCACCACAACCGCGAGAACACTCTCGGGTTCGTATTTGCACTTTACACACAGTGGTCTTGCGTCTGCTCCGTTCATTGGAAAGCATTCGTATGTGCATTCAGGAAATCCTGGATTTGAATACGCAAAGATTCCTCTGTTCACCAATCCTCGTACAGGCAAGACAGTATCGCTTGCAAACTGTTTGGATTTCCGCCGCAGTTCAGCCACAAGCACCACGCCGATGATCAAGCCATATGGCAGTCCTGAACTGTCTTCGGCTCAAGCCACACAGGTTTCGTATTCACACTATTTGCCGCGAATCGACAAGTTGTGCGTGAAGGCTGATCCTGAAGACGGATCTCCGCTGTTCTACACCATCAGCGGCAAGCCAGACCTGTCTCCCACGGCACCGCCTGATCCTGCTGACGGACTTGTATTGGCTACTCTTACCGTCCCTGCATTCACACACAATCCCACCGATGTGGTCATCACGCCTGTTGAAAGCAAGCGGTTCACTATGGCTGACATCGGAAAGATTGAGAAGCGGGTGGATGAAGTTGAGGTGTTTGCCAAACTGTCTCTGTCTGAAGCAGAAATCGAGGCTCGTTCACTCAAAGCAACCGCATCTGCAATAGAACCATTGAAGACCTCCATCTTCTCGGACGAGTTCTACGGACACTCCGTTGCCGATGTTGGTGACGGTCAGTTCCAGTGTTCTATTGACTACGAGCGCGGCGAACTGCGTCCGTTCTTCCGAACGGAAAACATCAATCTCGCCACACGAACAGTCAGCGGAACCACTGTCTCGGCTGATGGATTGGTTACTCTTGACTACTCGGCTGTTTCGTACATTCAGAACAGCCAGTACACCAAGCGCATCAAGATCAATCCTTCGAACACGGTGAACTGGCTCGGATTCATGAATCTCAGCACATCGGTTGAACCGAACTACGATACAGGGTATCGACCTGTTGTAAAAACCAATGCGCTTAAGGAAAACGACAACTGGATTTCCTGCAACACCGACAACGACAGAGGCTTCGGTACACAGTGGAACGAGTGGGAAAGCCTGTGGACAGGAATTGAAGTTGTTGAAGAGGAGCAAGACGACATTCAGCGCAGAATTGTTGAATTGCCCCACAGCAGTTCTGATTCGGCTATTCCTTCGGTGAACAGCGGAAATGTGCGCGTTGGTATCTCTCGAACGGTTGATTCGATTGATCAGAAGAACAGCAACTACATCCGCACAAAGAAACTGAAGAACCGCATCAAGGAAAGCGTTGAGTCGCGCACCATTGACCGCAGCGTTGTGCCTTATATTCCAGTAAACACATCCGTGACCGCACAGGTTTACGGTCTGAAGCCCAATGCAACAGGCTTGTCGCTCTATTTTGACGGACAGCGGATCAAGACGGGCATTGCTACCGATGCAAACGGTTCATGCACGGTGAATTTTGGAATCAGCGCGGGAA